TAACCCTCGGGGATCGAACCGTTGTTCTTCAGGGCGTTGATGTCGTTGTCGGCGGTAGCCACGCGCAACTCGGTTTCGAGCAGGCGGGTTGCCACGAACATCAGAGCCGGGGGAACAATCAGTTTCCGGGGCTTGGCAGCGATCAGCAGACCGCGTTCATCCGTCCAACCAGCGATCTGAATGACGGCGTTCTCAAGAGACGTTTCATTCAGGTCAGCAGCCACCGTGGGGCGGTTGCTGTTGGTGCCACCAGAGATCAGGGGGTGCGCGGTCGAGAACAGGCTCACACCGTCGCCGTAGGTCACGGCGGAGTTGAAACCGTTGTTCAGAACAGCAGCAGCCTTGACCTGCTTGGTGTAGGCCATCGCACGAGCCAGGGCCTTGGTGTACCGGGACGACAGGGAGTCGTACAGGTTGTCCTCGATCGCCTCTTCGGTGATCGAGAAACCCATGGCGATGGTTTCGTGGTTGTAGCGGGCAGTCCAGGCTTCCTGCGCATTGTCATACGCAATGGCTTGGCCTTCCGGCTTGACGGGGGCGGCGCTGAAGCCGGAGAGTTTCGTCTCCTCTTCAAACGAACGCTCAGAGGTCTCCGTTTCGTAGATCTCTTTGTGTTCTTCGCCGTAGCGGGCGTACTCCAGACCAAACAGCGCGTTCAGGCCGGGCAGGAGTTCCTTCAGTAGTTGGGCACGAGAAATTGCCATTTTGAATTACTCCTTACGCGAGCGCCGTAGCGAATTGGTACGAGTGCCAGCCTTGGTTCCACTTCACCAGGACTTCAGGGAAGCCGGTAAAGGTGAAACTGCTGCCAGCAGTAGCGGCGGTCAGCGTCTTCGCCACGGTGACGGTTGTGCCGTTCACGTTGGTCACATAGTTGAAGTCGCCAGGGGTGCCGCCAGCACTTGCATCGGGGCAGACAACTGCCATACCGGCCTGAAGGCCAGTAACCGCAGCATCCAGCGTGATGGTCGTGGAGGACGAAGTGCCGGTGCCCGTCACGGAGTAAGCCGTTTCAGGAACCACAGCCACAACGCGGAACGGCAGCGAGGTAGACGCCACGCGGACGTTACCGGTGCCGTTGCTCGGGCCGTCGCCAGACACAGCCATCTTGGAATTGCCCGTGACGGTGCTACCAGCAACGCCGGTAATCGCGTACACGTTGGTTCCAATGAACGACTGGTTGGCGTAGCCAATGGTCGAAGCGGTGTTGCTCTCGCTGGACGTTTGACCAACCATCGCCACCTTGAACAGTGCCGAAGGATCATCCACAACGAAGGCCACGATGTCGTTAGCCAGAACACTACCGGGGTAGTACTGGGCAAACAACTTCTGACCCGTGGAGGGGTTGGTGTAAGAACAACCAACGAACACTCCGATAGCCCCGGCAATAACCGTGCTCGGGCTGGATGCGGCAGAATAGCCGGTCTTGATGATGGTTCCGTCTGTCGTCAACTGCAACAGGTCGCCATTGAAAAGGGCGGTGCCGTAGTTTCGGGCAATAGGAATTTGTCGGATTGCTCCAGCGTACGGTAGGCCATTCAACTCGTTGATGGCTTTGAAACCGTAGGGAGCGTCAACAACAGGGTATGCCATTTGTGACTCCTAACAGGGTTTAACCACGTCCGAACTTCACCTCAGAACGACGCTCATTGAAGAGCGGCATCTTCGGGTTGCTCTCGCGCATGAAGTTGTTGTCAACGGAGTTCATCTGCGCGTCCGCCTGATTTTGGTAATAGGCGTTGCGCTGTTCCGTCAACTCAACCGGGGTCTTGCACAGGAGCAGGCCACCAATTTCGACCCCATCAGGGAATCGACTCTGGGGATTAGACATAGCAAACAGTTTGGGCTGCGTGCTTGCCTTGACCGGCTCCCAGCCTTCGCGGAGTTTCGAGGAGATATTCGTGGGGTCGGGATTGTTGAGCGTGCTCAGGCGAATCCAACGGAAAGCGTAACCCGGCTCAGGCTCAGGGTCAGGTAGCAGTTGGGGCGGAGTCCACTGTAGTTTGGGACGCGCCGCTTGTTCACGGGATTCCAGATCTCGACTCTTGCGTTCTTGCTCAGCCATGATTATTTCCTCATCTCTTCCGCAACCTTACGAGCATAGAGGTCCAGGGGAACTCCAAGCCGCTTGGCGATTTCGACCTGTGACTGCGTAAGCACGATCTTCTTGGGCGCTGTGCTACGAGTCGCCGGGGCGACAACGTTGGTCTTCACACGCTGAGTTTTGGGCGCATCAGCGGGCTCCTCAGATCCAAACTGCTCTGGGAACCTTGTCCGCACGTCAACGTCGATCCGTTTCCAGTATTCGTCGCTGCCGGGTGGTATTCCTTCTGCTACCAGATCGTCGTGCAGTCCCAGGGCGTACGCGGTCATACGCTTATTGGGCCCAAACCACCGGTTCTTTTCCCGCCATGCAAGTAGTTTGGGGTCCGACGCCGCCTCTGGTTCAGACGGTTTGTCAAGTTGTACCTCAGATTCTTCTTCCTGTAAAGGCTTTACTTGGAAGTTGTATATGCGGTCCTGCTTGATCTTGGCCGTGGCCAGTTGTTCCTGCCAATAAACAATGGCGTTGGAATCCCCAGCATCGTAGGCTTCCCGAACCTTTGCCTTGGCAGTTTCAACCTCATCATCAGCCTGTTTCTTGGCCTGCTCATGCAGAGCAATCTGACCTTGAGACAGGGAGCCTTTGAGTTTCTTGTTCTCTTCGGCCACCGCCTTGGCGATCCGCAGGGCTTCTTCCCGCTCCCGCTCAGCCTTCTCCTTGGCCCGGCGCTCTTCGTGGTACCCCTTGGTGAAGTGTTGGATGCGCTTGCGCACCCCTTCGTCGTACTTGTTTAGTTCTTCGTCGGTGAGTTCCTTGGGCGGCTCCTTCATGGGAGCGCGGCCACGGTCCTCCTCGGGGGTGTCGTCCACCACCTCGATTTCGGGTTTACCCTCACCTTCGACTTCGAACTCCACGTCGTCTTTCTTGTCCTCGACCTTCTCGTCGGGGAACTTGAACTCTTCTTTGTCCAATGGCATGGTCTACTCCTTACGCACGGGAAATGCCCCGGGGGTCTTGGACCACGGCTTCCACGGAGTCATCGTTGATGATCCGAAACTCCTTGCCGTGGATCTTGATGCGCGTGCCCGTGTTGGGCCGCACCAGAACGAAGTCGCCCACCTTGCACGAAGGGCCAGCGGGGAATCGTTTCTCATCCTTGTAAGCGTCCGGGCCCATCTTGACGACGAACAGGACAGGCGAGAGCACTTCTTCAAAGTGCATCGTCTGACTGGCCTTGACCAGTCCACTGTCGTACTGTTCATCAATCTCTGGGAGAACGCACAGGAGATGAAAGGTTGAGGGATCCGGGATTTGGCGGGCCTTTTCCTCCGCTGTTTGGGGCAGCGTGGTTGCGGTCTCACCGTCCTGGCTTACAAGTAGTTCACTCATCGTCGTCTTGCTCCATTCGTCGCACGAGGTCATTGATAAAAGAATGTGCGACGGAAAGACCCCGGATCTCGCCACACATGGATTTGTACTCTGCGTAGTCCCGCGCAGCGCCATCTACGAGCGCACGGGCGATCGTTTCCCGTTTCTCTTCGATGTCGCGCGTCAGCACATCAAACACTGTTGTTGCCATCTTTGCTCCTTAGCCACCCACTGATGCGGCGGTAAAACACGTTGTTGTCGAATGCGCCAACATCCACCGTTGGAAACGTACGCTTGCTGAACTTGGTATCTACGGCGTAGTGCGCGGCGTAGTGGCTACGCTGCAACTGGTTGACGCCCGGGACATAGCAGTAGTCCTTGGCAATCATGCGGACCTTGGCCTTTTCACAGGCGGCTTGTAGCCCGAACATTCCGCCCCACCAGTGAATGTTGGGCTCGTACGGGACCGTCAGGATGTGCCGGTGCACAGCGACCCACTCCGGCAGGATCTGACGGAAAGTCTTGACGGTGCCGATGATGGGCACGAATCCACCGTTGTAGAACCGCCCGCCGTTGGCAAAGTACGGAGCAATCACGTGCCGGTTGTCGCTCAGGCTTTTGAAGTGCCACCACTCGTACACGTCGTCCACGTGCAACTCACCGTGCGGTATGCGCGTCTTGGGCGCCTTGCGCATGTGGAACATGTCGCCGTCCAGCACCTCAACAACTTCGTTGTCGTCCAACTCGGGCAGCATCTGCGCCAGCGCCGTCTGGATATTCAGCGGCGTGTGCACCATCTCCGTCGGGCCGTCCCAACCGAGGTAATCAAAGTAGGCGTCGCACATCACATGCGGGATGTCGAGATTCCACGCCATCTCCTCCTGCACGGGATCGTGCCGGAAGTTGCGCTTGACCACGGCTGCCAAAGTCACGTCGGCGGCCCGCTTCCCATACACCTGTTGTTGGCTGTACCAGAAGAGATCAAGTTGCCATTTGAAGTAATCGTTATGAACGACGACCGGAATAGAGAGCACGCATCAACTCCGTCGGACGGGGTAGTGGTAGTTCCAAGAATTTGGGAATGGGAATCCCGTGAAGGTCATGGAGATACACGGCGACAGCGAAGTCACCGCGTGCCACCAAGTCAAGGGCACGAATAACGCCTCCCCAGCCTCGACCACCACATCGAGCACCGGCACGCCTCTCATGGCGGGGAACCGGTCGTAGTCGATGTCGCGGATGTCCACATCACTGAAGACGTGGCGGCTGTTGTAGACGCGAGATGTGTAGAACGGGGAGACCAACTGCCACCGCTTGCGCCCGTAGAAGTGGGCGTGAATGATCACGCACACGTCGTGGTGCAGGGGGGTGTGGGTGCCCTTGGGGCCGATCCAGAAGTTGCACGCCCGGGTCTTGCTGTTCACGCCGGTCACGTAGTCGGGCAAGCCCGTGAGTTCGTCTAGCAACTCCCCAAGCCGGGACGTGGACGTGCTCTGGTTGTTGCACGTCATGTAGAAGTCGTTGGACTCCCCGGCGGTTTTGATGCGGTGCACAAACTCCCGCATCAGCATGTTTTCCTTGTGCTG